TTATAGCGTTGGCAATTCCTTAAACCGGATGATTTCTTCACCTGCCCATTCATTAAACTGCATCAAGCGTGACTGCAGAGGAATAATTTCATTCTGGTAGAATACATCACGTGCTGTCTTTGGATCTCCAAAGCCACCTGTGTTACTGGGGATAATGCCCATCAGTTGTGGTGGCACCCGGATGCCTGCCAATACATCATCACGTGATATGGATTTAATATGGGCAAAATCATCCTTGGCCGCGATTTCTGATACTGGAATAATCTGGATGCCATCCTTCTTGCCATTGGGACTATAGAAGAACAGGTTACGGAAGTTGCCTGGACCTTTACTTTCCTTTAAGGCCTGACGTAATGCGGTAATGTCATCAGGATCATTGGCTGGGTCATTCACATACATAATAAAACCGGCATGGCTGCCATTGTTGTAATACTTGCGCCGGAATAAAGTAGCGGCTTCATTAAGCCAAGCACTTTGTAACACTGAAATATATTCTGGTGTGCCGTAAATTTCCTGATCGATGTCCGTTTCCTTGATATGGCAAACACTGCCAGGCTTGAACTCATATTCCTGATAACCGGTATGGCTTAGATTCAACATAAAGAACTGGTCATCATATTCACCACGGCGCATATATTTAGCCAGGGCTGGCTGATAGCTCATGGTTGATCCCAGACGTGATGGGATTTTCTCAAGATACGCATTACCACACCAGATAAAGTCCAGTGCTACCTGTTCAAAGGCTTTACGTTTTAGCAATCGGTGGGGAATAAACAGATTGGCCAGAAAATTACGCTTGAAAATAATGCCACTGGATAAATATGGCGTGGCTTTAAAGGTTTTGGCCAAGCCATTCATGCTGACCTGTGGTTCGTAAAAACGGCCATTAAACCAGCACTCCATATAGTCCAGCAGCTCACGGCCATCATTCACTGGTACTGGATCACCAAAGGTAAATGCTTCTGCTTTATGGCTGGGTAGGGCAGGCTGTACTGTTGCTGGTAAATGACTTAATGCTGTGGACAGCAGATTTTTTGCTGATGAAAATGGATTCATGAATAAATTTCCAGAATGGATGAATTGGTTTGGGTTAAGCCTTCTAGTGGCTCGTTATAAATCGCGTGCATAAGTGCCCAGGCTAAATCGGCGTGTCCGGTTTCTTCGGATCGTCCAGCCACGAAGGTCATTTGCCGTTGGCCTGGTGTCATGGTTTTTTTGATGCTCATCAGGGATGAAGCAATATCGGTATTACCGGCATCAAATTCCAGTCGTCCATTGCGGACAACATCCAGGGTTTTTAAAACCAGCTGGGTTTTAACTTCAGGGCTATATTTGAATGTAGTGACAGCAGGGAAGAACTGGCGCACCAGCTGGGCAACACCAGTACCCATGCCAGTTGTATCAATGCCAACATAACTAACATAATAACGTAGTGTAATTTGCCGGATATGTTCTGCCTGTGCCTTAAAATCCAGTCCACGGAACTGATGGCGTTCCAGTACCCGGAACTTGCCACCAGCCACAGCTGGGGGAGCCAATACAATTAATCCGGCGCTGTCCCCAGATTCAGCCGGATCATAACCAACCCATACGGGGCGGCTGGCAAAAGGACGGGCATGTAATGGTTTATAATCTTCACGCCATACTTCCCAGCTATCCACCATGCACGGCTGCAGCAAGTTCAGTGGAAAAATAGACTGACCATCATCCACAAACTCACACATCAGTAAGTTGGCAAACTCTTCAGCTGAATATTCCAAGCGTAATTCATCAATATCAAACAAATCACAGCCACCGGCTTCAGCATCCAGCAGAGTGACAATTTGCCGCCATTTGCGATCCTCACAGGTACGGCCACGCTTTAAGGCATCATGTGAGACATCAAGGGTAATGCGCTTATCCTTGGGTCGACCTTTATTGGATCTCTCACCAGTCCAGAAATCATAAGCCTGGTGTGTCATGGTGGATGGTGTAGAAAAATAGGTTTTGCGCCATTTCTTGTGCATGGCCATGCCGGACGCGACCTTGTTTAATTCATTAAAACCATACGTCCAGAAAAATTCATCAAAATAAAAATTACCGTGATGGCCCTGGGCGGTTCTGGCATTGGTTCCTAGAAATGTCATCTCAGCCCCATTGGGCAGAATAATAGGATCGCCAGTTAATTCCACACCGCAGCTATCAAGGGCAAAGCGTTTAATATAATTCTTGAAAATATGCGCCTGGGCTTTGGATGCTGACAGGAAAATCTGATTACGTCCGGTTTGTACCGCATCCACCAGGGCTTCACGGGCAAAATAATAAGTAGCACCAATCTGGCGGCTTTTTAGAATGACACGGGTGCGCTGATCGCCAGCCCTGTACCAATCCCATTGATAATCAAACAGGTTTTCTTCAAAGGCAATAACCAGCTGATCCGCCTGTTCCTGGGTAAATTCATTGGTGGCTTTTTTCTTTTTATCGCCTGCATTACGCCGAATAATATTGGGATTCAGGTCAGCTTCAGTGCCACCATCACTATATTTTTCAATCCGTGCCAAGCGTTCCAGTTGCCGACCCAATAAATCAATTTCCTTAAAGTCGCCACCTGATTTTTTATCTTTAAACGTCAGGCAGATCAGGCGCACTTCAATCGCATCACACACCCGACTATTGGGCTTGGTCGCATCCCAGTCTTCACGGGCTTTCCATGCCTGCACTGTTTTTTCATTTTCATTTAGGACTTTGGCAATATCCACGAATTTCCAGCCCAGCCAGTATAAAAACTTGGCCTTGCTTCGGTTATCCAGGAGCGTGTTTAAATTCGCCAGTTGTGAGAGTTCAATCATTGGAAAATAAAGGTTTGCTGTAATGTGCAAACATTGGCAGCACGCAAGCCATTTATCAGTCCAAGGCGGTTGTATAACTATTTATAACAACCCAGTGCAATTGCAGGCCTTATGCCTGATTGCTCATTCTGCACCTATTGACGAATACCCTTTTTTATACGGTTTACGAATAGGTTTGCACATGAGCAAAGAAAAGCAGCAGCAAAAAAAATTCAAGTCCAACTGGTTTCAAGTAGCCACTGCTGGCGATACCAGCGATGGCCGCCAGATTGAAGCCAGTTGGATTATCCAAATGGCGAAAAATTTTAACCCAAAAACCTACGGTGCCCGTGTTTGGTTAGAGCATTTACGCGGAATTTATCCTGATAGTGCTTTTGGTGCCTACGGTGATGTAATTGCCGTGAAAACTGAAAAAGTCACGATCAACGGTGAAGAAAAAGATGCGCTGTTTGTACAGATTGAACCCACTGATAGCTTGATTGAGCTGAACAAACGTAAGCAGAAAATTTACACATCCATTGAAGTGTCTGAAAACTTTGCCAATACCGGTGAAGCCTATCTGGTCGGCCTTGCTGTAACTGACAGCCCGGCATCGTTGGGCACTGACATGCTGCAATTTGCTGCTGGTGCTGCCACGAACCCGCTGGCATCCCGCAAGCAACACAAGGACAACCTGTTTACTGCTGCCTGTGAAGCCAGCATCCAGTTTGAAGAAGTTAAGGAAGTTAAATCTTTTTCAGCTGGCCTGGTGGACAAGGTTAAAAAAATGTTCACGGTAGAAGAAGAAAAACCAGAGCAGGAGCAATTTTCTGATAGCGAGCAAGCCATTCTTGCTATTGCTCAAGAAACTGCCGAGCAGGGCGAAGCTGTAGCCAATCTTGGTAATGATTTCAATGAATTAAAGGCACAGCATGAGCAGCTGAAAACCAGCTTTAATGATTTGAAACAACAGCTGGAAAACACCCCGGATTCTAGCCAACGCCGCCCAGTGGCAGGCAACAGCAATTTTTCTGAAGAAGTGGACTGCTAATTAGCAGTTCACCACAGGTTTTTATTCCCTGATTTATTAACCCCAGTTTATTGACAAAATTACAGAGTAATTAAGATGCGTACAGAAACCCGATTAAAATATACCGCTGCAATGGTGAAGTTGGCCAACATTAATAGCGTTGCTAATGTTGGTGAAAAATTTACCGTTGCACCATCAGTGCAGCAAAAGCTGGAAGAAAAAATCCAGCAATCTTCCGAATTTCTGAAGAAAATTAACTTTTTTTTAGTTCCTGATCAGTCCGGTTCCCGCGTAGGCCTGGGCATCTCCCGTCCCATTGCATCCCGTACTAATACCGATACTACGGATCGTCAGGCCACTGACCCAACTGGTCTGGATGAGCGTGTGTATTTTTGCCGCAAAACTGATTTTGATACGGCTATCAAGTATCAAAAACTGGATCAGTGGGCGAAATTTCCAGATTTTTACACACGTTTCCGTAGCGTCATTATCAAGCGTCAAGCCCTTGACCGTATCATGATTGGCTTTAATGGAACGTCCATTGCTTCAACGACTAACATTGTAGCCAATCCAAAATTGCAGGATGTCAATAAAGGCTGGCTGCAAAAGCAGCGTGAAGAAAATCCTTCACGTGTACTGGATGAAGGTGCTACCGCTGGCAAACTCAAAATTGGTGCAACTGGTGACTATAAAAACCTTGATGCGCTGGTGATGAACCTGGTTGATGAAATGATTGATGAAGTTCATCAGGAAAACCCGGACTTAGTGGTTATCTGTAACCGCAAGCTGGCAGCTGACAAGTATTTTCCAATCGTTAATAAGGATCAGGACAATTCAGAAAAATTGGCTGCTGATTTGATTATTAGCCAGAAGCGTATGGGCAACCTGCCACTGTATGCAGCACCATTTTTCCCTGAAGGCGCACTGATTGTCACCACCTTTGATAACCTGTCCATTTATGCACAAGAAGGTGCACGCCGCCGCACCGTGATTGATAATCCAAAACGTGACCAGATCGAAAACTACGAATCTTCCAATGAAGATTATGTAATTGAAGATCTGGGCCTGATGGCAATGGCTGAAAACATTGAGATGGTTTAAGGAGTAGGCCATGAACCTAGCCCGTCAGCATTTCCAGAAACATTCTGCCAAGGTAGCGGCTGAACAAGCCACTGACTTTGGCAGCATGCAAAACCTAAACGCGTATGAGCTGCAATTGCTGCAGCTCAACAATGACCGTGCGCGTTTAAAGCAGATCCAGTCCACCGAGGGCAAAGTCAAATTAAAGCAGGCCTTGCTACCGACTTATATGCCGTATGTTGAAGGGATTTTGGAAGCCAATACTGGTGTGCAGGATGACATCCTGATGACCATTTTGGTCTGGTGTATTGATACTGGCGATTATAAAAAAGCATTGAGCATTGCCGCCTGTGCCTTGCAGCATAAGTTATCTATGCCCGAACGCTTTGAGCGTAATGTTGCCACACTGGTCACTGAAAATATCTGCAACGAGTATCTAAAGCAGCTCAAAGCAGACCATGCCGTTGACCTGTCTGTCCTGCTTGTATTGTCTGACCTAATGCTAGAAGGCTTATTGCCTGATGCTGATGTGGATATGCCAGATCAGGTAAAAGCCAAGCTGCATCTTGCAATCGGCAAGGCACTAATTGGACAGATTAGCGATATCAACAGCGTGGATATGCAGACCCTGCTTGAGGCCAAGGCAGAACTAACCCGCGCAATTGAACTGGATGATAAATGTGGTGGCAAGGTCGATTTAGGCAATGTCAATAAATTGATTGCTCGCCACACACCAGCCGTCAATGACGATGCACCACCCGCATCATAACGAGTGCCCACGCACCGCACTGGCGAACAGTGGCAAGTGTCATTACATCGTAATTCACATTTAGCCACTGTTCCCACCAGTGCACCAATTCTAAAGGCAAAATCATGAGCTTTGTCGCCAATGGCAATAAAACACCAAGTCAGATCACCATCAGCAGTGACCCGTTTTATCCAGAAATTACTCTTGATGATATTCGAGAAACCGTGCGGATCGAAGGAACTGTCACCAACGAGCGATTAAACCAGATTGCCATTGAAGAAGTGATTGATGTCAATCGTTTGTTGATTAGCCTAAAAACGCCTGAAGCCCTAACGCTGGCCCATTATTCAGTGGGATTTATTGCGGGTAAACCCTACACCGACTACCTGTATTTATCAGCAGTGGCCAATGGAGTAGCCGCCAAGGTCAATGAAAAATACCGCAGTTATGACAGCTCAAACAGTGGTAACAAGCGTGCTGATGATCTCACGCCCAGCATTGATGAATCCCGACGTAATAAGAATTGGGCCATTCAGCAGATTCTTGGCAAAAACCATACCGTTGTTGAGCTGATATGAAAACCATTATTGCAGTCCAGAATGACACCATTGATGCCATTTGCTGGCGTTATTACGGACGTAGCACTGGTGTCGTTGAGCTGGTACTTGCAGCCAATCCAGATATTGGAAGCCTGGGTGTCTTTTTACCGATGGGTACTGCTGTAATTCTGCCGGATATTGAAACGCCACAACAAACCAAACAAACCATACAACTTTGGAATTAGAACAAATGGCAGAACCAGCAACAACAACCGCAACTACAGCACTGGCCATCAGCGTTGCATCACTTTTGCCGTTTGTAAATGGCAATGCCTTATTGGGTGCCGTACTAGGTGCAGCACTATTTGCTACCACCAAAAAAGATTTACGTGCTGTGTCTCGTTTATTAACCATGTTGCTTTCAACTGGTTGTGGCTACTTACTGGCACCTGAAGTCACAGCACGTACTTATATTACCAGCGATGCAACAGCAGCTATGCTGGCAGCAATTTTTGCTGTACCCATTATATTAAAAGCTATGGCTTGGGTTGACCGATCCAGCATTATCGACATCATTACGACCATACTCACTACATTTAGAAATGGAGGTAAATAATGGAAGCCTTATTTCAATTCATTGCAGTAGCTGCATATCTGTTTTGTGGCTTCCGCATTATTTGCTTTAACCCAGCTGGCAATCATCATTCTGGTTATGCCTTGCTTGCTGCATTTTTAATAGCATCATTTATGGGCCAGACCGTTCATATCCTGTTTTTTAAAGATCCTGTCACCTTATGGGATGCCGTATTTGCAGTACTGCTGGCAGTCATCATTTACCGTGCCCGTGGCAACGTGGGCAAGCTGATCTGGAGCGCAGCATGAATTTATTAAAATTTGGTGCAAAGGGTGATGCTGTCATTGCCTTACAAAAGCAGCTGCTTAACCGTGGCTTTAATGGCAAAAACGGTAAACAGGTCATTGCTGATGGTGATTATGGTTTAAACACTGAATATGCGGTGCGCCAGTTCCAAAAATCAGTTGGCCTGGTGGATGATGGCAAGGCCGGTGATAAAACCCTGGCGGCACTGGCCGATAAACCAATATCCAAGTTTTTACGTGATGCTGATTACAGCCAGGCTGCCAAACGCTTGAAAGTACCTGAGCTGGTCATTCGTGCTTTTGGTGCTACTGAATCACTGGGTAGGGGTTTTCTGGATAATGGCAAAGCTAAAATCCTGTTTGAACGCCATAAAATGTACGCCCATATCAGTAAAGCCAAGGGCAAGGCTTTTGCAGTTGAGCAAATGCGCCTTTGTCCCAACCTAGTCAATATTACAACCGGGGGCTATAAAGGCAAGGAAGCTGAATATGTCCGGTTAAATCTGGCCATGAATATTCACCCTGAATCCGCACTTATGTCCTGCAGCTGGGGCTCCTTCCAGATCATGGGCGAAAACTGGAAGGATCTAGGCTACCAATCAGTTTTTGATTTTGTGGAACAAATGCAAACCAGTGAATCACTGCAGCTGGAAGCCTTTGTCCGTTTTATTGAAACCAAGGAAGGGCAGGTGGACGGAAAACCTTGCAAACTCATTGATGCTTTACGCCAGCAGGACTGGAATGCGGTATTTAGCCTGTATAACGGTGCTGCTTATAAAAAACTGGGTTATCAAACCAAATTCCAGGATGAGCTATATCATCTTGAAAGCCTGGGCTATGCCGCATGAAAAAACCAAACAGCCTGCGTGACCATCTGCTGAGTGCAATCCGGGAGCTTAACCGCGACCCAGATCGCATGCTGATTTTTGTAGATGAAGGCAAAATCCGGTGCACCATGAGCAGTGGCATGTCATTTGAGTATGAATACAAGCTCAATTTACTGCTGACTGATTACGCAGGAGAGCTGGACGCAGTAATGATTCCGCTGTTTGACTGGATTCGTACTAACCAGCCAGAACTAATGGTCAATCTGGATAAAAACAAGGATTCCTTCAAGTTTGAAGCGGTGCTGCAAAATAATGATGCAGTTGATTTGGAACTATCTATTCCTTTAACTGAGCGTGTTATTGTCAAGCGGCTAGATGATGGCACCCTGGATATTAAATTCCCTGACGAACCACAATACAGCCGTGCTGAAGCGGCGCAGCCCTATCGATTACTGGATAAGCAGGGTAATGTCATGGCCGAATGGCTATCTGCTGAACCAGGTCAACAATATTTTTAAGGGCAGGACATGGCAGATCTAGACGCGCTGGTTGACCACCTGGGCACTACACTAAACCAGCTTAGTAATGCCGAGCGCCGTAAATTATCAATGGCCATTGGCCGTAAAATTCGTGCTAGCCAGAAAACCCGTATTACTACCCAAAAAAATCCAGATGGTTCAGCCTATATTCCGCGTAAATTTCGCCTGCGTAACAAGCGCGATAAAATCAAAAATAAAATGTTTAATCTTATTAAAAATGCCAAGTACATGCGCCTGCAGCATACCGAGCAGGGTATAGCCATTGGGTTTGTTGGCCGTGTGTCACGCATTGCCACGGTGCACCAGTATGGTTTACGGGATCGGGTGGAAAAAGATGGGCCACAGGTTAAATATGCTGCCCGTGAACTACTTGGCTTTACGCCACAAGAAATTGCCATGATTGAAAACGACTGCCTGGCTTACCTCTCAGCCCGTCTATAAATCAGTTGTAACCCTCATTTAAACAACTGCCAGCACATGCAAAGCATAAACAACTGCAACACGATTGCAGCATGAGCGCAGATACCAACCGTCGCCTTGAAAACCTGATCCGACTAGGCAAAATCAAGAGCATTCAACCGGGCCAACCCTTTACGACAGTCACCGTCAATCTAGGCGATATTACGACTGCGAATATCCGTTACTTGAATTTACGTGCCGGCAAGGATCGCACCTGGGATCCACCCAGTATTGACGAGGAAGTTATTGTCCTGTCACCAGGTGGCGAGCTGGCACTAGGCGTAGCTATCAGTGGCTTAAATAACCTGCTGTATCCGGCACCATCCGACGACCTTAATAAGAAAATCCGGCTATTTGAAGATGGCTGCCTGATTTCCTATGACATTCAGACACATGACCTGCAGGCAATTTTACCTGTAGGCGGTACAGCCACCATTACTGCACCAGGCGGATTAACCATTAATGCAGATACCACCATTAATGGCGATGTAAATATTTCTGGTACTACGCATTCGGCCAAATCCATATCAACCGATCAGAATATCTCAGCTGCAGGCAGCATGGCATCAACAGGCAATATCAGCACAGAAGGCACCGTGGCTGCAGCTGGGGATGTAACAGCGGCTGGGGACGTGACAGCTGGTTCAATCAGCCTGGGTGGACATCATCATGACCTTGTTAAAGCCGGTACAGAGAATTCAGGTGGCCCAAAATGATGTCACGTGATTATGGCACCTCATTAACTGAAATTGAGCATATCAATCAGTGCCTTACCGATTTGATTTCAACCCCGGTCGGTTCAAGGATAATGCGGCGTGAGTATGGGACATTGCTGGCCAATTTGCTGGATCAGCCCACCAGTGAAGCCCTGTATTTAAAGTGCTACAGCACAATTTATTTGGCAATTTTGCGCTGGGAACCGCGCATTGAAATTAGCAAAATTTTTATCAGTAGTCTTAATCAAGGAAAACAAGTAATCGATATTGAAGGCAGGCTTATCAATACCGGTCAAAGTTTAAATTTAAGTATACCTCTATCGATTGGAGCTTTAACGTGAGTAGTAATACTTATACGGCTATTGACCTATCCCAGATCGCGCCACCTGAAGTCATTCGCCAGATTGATTTTGAAACCATCTTGAATGAAGCACTGGCCGACTTTTATGCACGTATGGAAGAAGTAGATCCAGAATTTTCCCAGCTGCTTGAATCAGATCCGGCAATGAAACTGGCTGAAGCTTTTGCATATCGGGAAATGCTGGTGCGTGCAGAAGCAAACAACCAGGCTTTATCTGTGTTATTGGCTTACGCTGCCGGTTCAGATCTGGATCATAAAGCCGCTGAACGCAGATTGCAGCGCCGCATCATTAGTCCTGCCACATCAACCACACCAGAAATAACAGAAACTGATGAATCATTGCGCAGGCGTGTCCAGTTGGCACCTGAAGGCGAAACCACAGCGGGTAGTGAAGGATCATATATTTTTCATGCAATGAATGCAGATCCGCGGGTTAAAGACATCTTTCCCTATGCGCCATTGAACCAGGATGGCAACCCAACGGGTATTTGTAATATCTATGTTCTATCAACTGAAGGGGATGGGGCAGCGTCCGAAGAACTTTTAAATATCGTTAATGCAGCGTTAAACAGCAAATCTGTCCGGCCATTAACTGACAAGCCCATGATTTATTCAGCATCTATTCTGCACTACCAAATCGAAGCGCAGATTGAAATTGCTGATGGGCCTGATAGGGACATCATTCTGGCCAGCTGCTATCAGGCGATACAAAATTATGCGGAAGCCGTTCATTCCTATAATGATGGTGTAAGTTTATCCGGGATCTATCAGGCTTTACACCAGCCTGGTGTGAAACGTGTCAATTTGACTAAGCCTGCTGCCAATATTGATACCTCACTTGGCCAGGTTGCATTTTGCGATGACTTCACTTTAGTTGCAGTGGGGTAATCAGTGAATAAGTTACTTCCGCCAAATTCGACCAAATTTGAAATGAATTATGAGAATACATTTTCTCGTATTTCTAGTGTTGAGATTAAAACCCGAACTTTCAATGATGCAGAACAGGCACCAGTTCAAGTGCTGCCTTGGCTTGCCTGGGAAAAATCAGTCGATATTTGGGATAACAACTGGACTGAAGAACAAAAGCGGAATGTGGTTAAAACCGCTTTGTATAACCACAGTATCAAAGGAACGCTTGGCGCGTTGGAGCTGGCACTAAATTCCCTAGGGTTCCCTGTGGTTGTCCAGGAATGGTTCAATATGGTTCCGGTCGGTAAGCCCTATACCTTTAATCTATTTATTAAGACCAACCAGGACAGCGTTAGCCATTTGGCGCTTAAAGAACTATTCAAAATAATCCGTATTTATAAAAACTTACGTTCACATCTAATCAAAAGTTCACTCATCCTTGAAAGCCAAGCAGGGATTTATACATCAGCTGTTGCGGTGTCAGGCCAGGAAGTTGAGTTTTCAAAAGCAGCGGGTGGACTTCATTTGGATGGCTCATGGTCATTAGATGGTAGTAAAAAATTAAATGGAGTCAATTTAAATGGCTAATCTGCAGGGTGAAAAACAATGGTCCCCAGTACGTGTACTTGAAACCAATGAGTTAGCACGTGGTGGCTTAAACGGGAACATGAACGAACAGGCCAAGGCACTGCTTGATCGTACAGAATGGTTAAATGAACAAAAAGCCAATAAAAGCGAAATTATTCAAGGCCATTTTGCCTTTAATACCCTTGCTGATTTTAATGCCAAGAAAGCAACAGTACCCGCTAATTCCACAGTAGTTATTGCAGAAGCAGGAGCAAACCAGGGGGAAAATATCTGGAATGGCTCCACCCTAACTAAAAGTGCTTATGATCCTTTAGTACAAGCCAATGCTTATGCAGATATCAAAGAAAGCAATGCAAAAACCTATACTAAAAATGAAGTTGCAAAAATGGCCAACACGATTACATCCAAGAATTTGTATAACCCGGCGGTTAAACAGGTCAACAAATATATCCTATCTGGTACTAATTCAGGTTTTATCCGGGCAGTAAATGGATGGGGCATTACTGAGTTTATCTCGGTGGTGCCGGGCCAGTATTACACGATTAAGTGTAATGCGACCAAGCGTGGCGGCACGGCTTTTTATACTGATAATACCGGCAGTGATTCATCCTTTATTGCAGGCAGCTATACAGGCGGTGACCTTGCTGCTAATACTGCCCGCACTGTGCAAGCACCGACTGGCGCAAAATTTATGGCGGTGTCCCTGTATAGCGATACTATTGCAGAACCGTCCCAAGTGATGATTGAAGCTGGCGAGGCCGCTTCAGCTTATACACCCTACACTGAACCAACACTTGCCATTAAAGAAGATGTTTTACCTAACAATTTGGTGAAACAAGACCAGATTCCTGACCTGGTTAAAAAGCCTTATGAAAAGGTCATTACATTCAAAAACCTGTTTGACTTAACCAAGGTTAAGGACGGTCAGTATTTAAATAGTACCAATGGCGGAATCATGGTTTCTGCTGGCTGGGGTACTAGCGATGCAATCCCCGTGACCGCTGGCCAGCAATATACAATCAGCGGCATACGTGGCCGTGCCGGGGTGGCATTCTTTGCTAGTGCAACCACTACTACGGCAGTTGCAGGCAGTTATAACGGCGCTACCACAAGTCCGCTGACTGTCACCGCTCCCGCAGGTGCCACGCACATGCGGATCAACCTGTATTCATCCAGTGTCCCTACCTATTCAAATGTGCAGGTTGAAGCTGGGAGTACTGCAACAGCCTATGACCCGACATCCGGCACAAAAATCCTGGTTGATGCGTCACAAATTTACAATGCAGCTACTGCTGCCAATACTGTGACCTTTGCTGGCCAAACGGTAACTGTGAAAAGCATGGTGGATGGGCTGCCTGTTGAGATGTCTGCCTTGCTAACGATTGCAGCCACACATGACAAATCGACTGTATTTAACTTTATCCAGGATAAATTCAATAAAGTTACACAGCGCACCATGAATGATGATGTTGCGCCGATTAGGGCGTTCGGTACGACTATTGGTGCAAATCATGGCTACCTGAAAACTACTATCACATTAGCGGCGCATGGCAAAACCAATGCGGATGTGGGCAGTGTGTGGAATAGCGGCGGTAAACAATGGGTTATTGTTGAGATTATTAGCACGAGCCAGCTTAGTATTACGTCACGTACTGATAATACTGGTTTTGTTAGCGGTAAATTGGAACATTCTTCAGGCGCAGTAAATACGGCGGATATGACCCCAACGGCTGCTGCTGATAGTGCATTCCACCCGGTATTTAAAAACCGTAAATTAACATGCTCAATCGACGGCAAGCCTGTTGTTATTGCTGATGGCGAAACTGAATACCGCAACAATGTCACGTTTAATGAAAGCTATGACATCATGGCTAAGAATGACATGGTCGAATGGCTGATTACGCATGGTGGTGCCGCAGCCATGCAGTATGATGCGGATGCGTCAATCTCTTTAAGCATGAACTACTGTTTTGACATCGATGGCGGCTGTGTCATTACCAGCGACCTGTTGGCATTAAAAGCGGTGACTACTTTTACTGACTTTATGCTGCTGCAAGCAATCAAGATGGCAGCAGGTAATGGTACGGTTGAATACATCGTACCTAAATCTAAAGCATTTACGCAGGATAGTGTGTCGTATGACTTTAGCTATCCAACTGACATTATTGCTAAAAATCCAGCCAATGATATTAATTTTAATGCCGCCAAAAATGCCGATGGTTTAACGCCTGTTAACCGCTTGCTCCAGCGTAATGACCAGGTTGTTTTTGCTACTGGATTTTTACCCATTCTGGATGCCACGCCAGCCAGCCGGGTTACCAATGCACCGAACAAGTACCTGCAAATCCGCGCCAGCTCCCTAAAAGTTTATCCAGCATTAATTGATGGTTTAAAGACATCCTTAGCAGCAGGGGATTACTTTTGCGGCGTGGGCTACCGCAAATATGCCAAGCGCACGACTGATCGCACATCAGCAATTGCTGTACGGCATAAACTGGGTGACTTCCTGATCGTGGACTGGCACCAGGCTAAAACCGACAGCGTATCACTGCCAGCAGACTATGCCGGGCGTTCCTTTGAAGTATTTGAGAAATCGGCCAATGTGGAAGTGCTGTCAAAAACTGCAACAAATCGTGTTGTGTTTAGAACCAGTTCAGCCGCGCCAGCCTTTGCTGTTCTGTTATTTAAATAGTTGGGAAAAACTATGTATAAAACCATTCATACTTCACTTGGCCTGCAGCTATTAGCTCAGGCTGAAGCAACCGGCTTAAAAATAGAAATCACCCACATGGCCGTGGGTGATGGTGGTGGCAATACCATTACACCAGATCCGGCCATGAAACAATTAACCCGTGAACGCTTTCGTGCACCGGTTAATCGTATTTACCAAGACCCGGAGAATGAAAATTTATTTACTGCAGAACTGATTATCCCAGTTGAAACCAGCAGTTTTGTTGTACGTGAAATTGCTGTGTTTGATCGCAACGGCAATATGCTGATGATTGGCAATACGCCAGAAACCCATAAGCCCACGATGGCAGATGGTGCATTTACTGATTCTGTGTATCGTATTCCTTTTGTTGTGGGCAATAGTGACACAATCGAATTAAAAATTGATCCAAATACGATTACAGCAACGCACAGCTGGATCTTGAATACCTTAACCACCGCATACTTTTTACCAGGTGGCACCACTGGCCAAGTGTTGAAGAAAGCATCCAATGCTGAAGGTGATGTTGAATGGGGAAATGCCGGTACAGCAGATGTTTTTGTGAATACCACTGAAGAAGAACAGTCTTTAGTGGCCGACCAGACAATTGTTGATTTGACCACAGTTAGCACATATGGCGCGGCGGTCTATATCAATGGTGTACGCATTACCAATAAGGCCGGTGCAGATGGCTGGATCGCAACATCAGCCACGCGGATTACCTTAGGTAAAACATATCCGGACAATAAGATTCTGGTGGTACAAAATGAAACCCTGGGTGTTGCACCTTATCCATTGGCCCAAAAAAATAATTTATCCGATGTAGCGAATAAACCATTGGCGCGCCAAAATTTAGGGGTCATGAGTGCCGACGAAGCCAGATACAGTGACTGTCCCCCAGGGACTGTGATAACGCTTGCGACATCAAATATTCCTACCGGTTACCGTTTGCTCAAATGCAATGGCGCTGCTGTATCACGCACAGCGTATCCTGAACTTTTTTCAGCAATTGGGACTTATTTTGGTGCTGGCGATGGTGTAACCACTTTTAACATACCAGATGCACGTGGCGAATTTCCACGTTATGCCGATGATGGCCGAGGTATTGATTTTGGCCGTGCTGTTGGCAGTCAGCAGTTTCAACAGGTCTTGAAACATAAACATCATTCATTTGGTGAATCATATACAAATATTCAGTGGCCCTTTGGTCGTTCTGCAAAACTGGGTTATATGGGCAGTCATGGAGGCCTTGACTCAGACAATTATCTTTATTACACCAGTGATGGTACAGAATATGATAATGACAATCCAAATCCATCTGCCACAGTTGGCAATGAAAACCGTCCACGTAATATCGCATGGCTTGCCTGCATTCGTTACTAAGGAATAAATAATGAATCAAAAAACTGTATATCAAACCAATTATTCCGGTTTATTTATTGGTAAAACCCAGGCTGATGAATCACCACTGCAGCCAGGTATTTTTCTTATTCCCGCCGGTTGTGTCGAACTGGCACCACCGGAAAGCTGGCCAGAAGATCAGTGGCCACGCTGGAACGGGTTCACTTGGGAGCTGATCCAAAAGCCATGGGTTCCAGAAGCCATTTCAGCTGAAGCAAAACTAGCAGAATTTTTGGCTCAAAATCCTGATGTACTGCAGCTGATCCAAAAAACTTAAATGTGTTGTACTGCACTTTTAAACAACTGCCACCGCTACCCATCAAACCCATGATTTGTAAGCTTGTCATCTGAATATAACACCAGATCACAGGCTTAATTTTTATGGCTCAAGATTCATACCATCATGGCGTTCGCGTCATTGAAATCAATGAGGGCACGCGGCCTATCCGCACCGTGTCCACTTCCGTCATCGGCATTGTGGCCACAGCAAGTGATGCCGATGCAACCATCTTCCCTGAAGACACCGCAGTCTTAATTACCGATGTTCAGGCCGCTGTTAGTAAAGCAGGCGTGCAAGGCACACTGGCTCGCACACTGCAGGCTATTGCCGACCAAACCAACGCTTTAACTGTTGTAGTGCGTGTACCAACCAAACAGACACCAGCAGAGCAGAAAACCGCTGTTATCGGTGGTGTAGTGAATGGCAAATATACCGGCATGAAGGCTTTGCTGGTGGCTGAAGCCCAGCTCAAGGTCAAACCACGTATTTTAGGTGCACCAGGACTGGATTCAGCAGAGGTCGCACAAGCTTTGGTGTCCATTACTGACAAACTACGCGCCTTTGCATATGTATCTGCATCGGGCTGCCAAAGCAAGGAAGAAGCCACTGCATACCGTGATACTTTCGGTGCACGTGAATTGATGGTCATCTGGCCAGACTTCCTGGGCTGGAATACCACCACCAATACCACCACGACATTTGAAGCCACCGCACGTGCTTTAGGCCTGCGTGCCAAGATCGATAATGAAATCGGCTGGCATAAAACCCTATCCAACGTCGCAGTTGCAGGCGTTACTGGCATCAGCAAGGACGTATTCTGGCAGCTGCAAAGCTCTGATACCGATGCAGGCTATCTTAACGCCAATGAAGTCACCACGCTGATCCAGCGCGACGGGTTCCGTTTCTGGGGTTCACGCACCACTTCAGCTGATCCGCTATTTCAGTTTGAAAACTATACCCGTACTGCGCAAATTCTGGCTGACACTATGGCAGAAGGGCATATGTGGGCCGTGGATAAACCCCTGCATCCATCACTGGCGCGTGACATCGTGGAAGGCATTAATGCCAAGTTCCGTGACTTAAAAAGTGCTGGTTACATCATTGATGGCCAGTGCTGGTTTGATCCTTCCGTGAACCAGGCAACCACCTTAAAGGACGGGATTTTACGCCTGGATTACGACTACACCCCAGTACCACCACTGGAAGATCTCACCTTGCGTCAGCGCATCACAGACAGCTACCTGTCTGACTTTGCTGCCCGCATGAGCCTATAAGGAATTAGAAAATATGGCACTCCCTAAAAAACTCAAATTGATGAACCTGTTTAACGAAGGTAATTCCTACCTGGGCCAAACAGGTGAAGTCACCCCGCCAAAGCTTGGCCGCAAGTTTGAAAAATGGCGCGGTGGCGGTATGAATGGCGCGGTCGATGTCGATTTTGGACTGGACGATGCAATTACTGAAATGACTTGGAAGCTGGGCGGTATCGATCCGCTAGTCATCCGCCAATTTGGGGTTACATCAGTATCCGGTATTGGCTTGCGCTTTGCCGGTTCTTACCAGCGTGATGACACTGGTGAAACGTCTGCAGTTGAAATTGTTGTGCGCGGTCGGCATCAGGAAATCGACTTTGGCAATGCCAAAGCCGGTGATGATACTGAAATGACTATTAAAACCATCTGGAGCTACTACAAGCTCACTATTGATGGCGAAGTCATTGTGGAAATTGACATTCCCAACCTGGTTGAAAAGGTTAATGGCGTGGATCTGCTTAAGGCTCATCGCAAAAACATTGGTTTATAAGTTTCCTCCCCCTTGTGTGGCCACGTGTTGCACAAGGTTTTTTTAAATAACGCTGTTTTAATTCTTTAAGGATATTTTTATGCAAACCGCAAAACAAACCCAAGAACCAACCGCAGATCAACTTGAAAATCGACGCGCCGTTAATCCTGATGTTGAAGTGATTAACCTGGATACTCCACTGATGATGGGTAATCAGGAAATTACAGAAGTTGAAGTGCGTAAGCCAAATGCACTGGCGCTGCAGGGTTTAAAGATTGCCGATTTAATCCAGGGCGATGTTACATCTGTTTTAACCTTGCTACCTAAAGTGACCACACCAACCTTAACCCGTGCCCAGGTTCAACAACTTGATCCTTGTGATATTGCACAGTTCGGGGCGGTATTTATCACTTTTTTGCAACCGAAGTCGACGCGTGCAGCACTCTTACAGCAACAGTAGAAGATGCCATCGCCAATATTGCGGTGGTCTTTCACTGGCCACCGCAAGCTTATGAACACATGTCCCTATCAGAATTGATGCTTTGGCATCAAAAAGCCATTGAACGAAATGGATCAGATGCTGAATGAAAACATTAAAACTAGAAGTTATTTTCGGGGCGGCTAACAAGTTAAGCCCCGCTTTACGCACTATTGTTGGTAGTAGTAAAGCTGCTGCCAATGCTTTAAGGCAAACCAAACAACAAATTAAAGAGCTTGAAGCCCAGCAGGGCAAAGTAGATGGCTACATTCGTCAGAAAAAAGCAGTACAGGACAGCGCACGTGCCTTAAAAGACATGCAGGATAAAATCAAATCCTTACGTCAGCAGATGGCCACCAACCCATCTGCAGCTTTAACCCGTGATTTTGATAAGTCTGTAGCAGCTGCAAAACGCCTAAAACAGCAGCATGAGCAAAACAGCATCCAGTTGCAGCGCATGCGTGCCGATTTGAATCAGGCAGGCCTATCTACCAATAACCTTGCTAATCACCAGCAGCGGCTTCGTACCCAGCTCAATCAGAGTAATCAGGGACTACAGCAGCAACAGCAGCAATTGCAGCATTTAAACCAGCTGCAGCAAAACTATCAAAACACATCGGGCAAGCTGCGTACGGCAGCCATGTATGGTGCAGGGGCAGCCATGACTGGCATTGGTGCCATGTACCAGTTCAAAAAGCCTATTAATGAAAGCAAGCATTATGAAACTGAAACTTATCGCATTGCATCATTAGGTTTAGGTGACCAAGTTACTAAAGAGTCCATTAAACATGCCCGGGCTATGAAAACTTTTGGCACATCTACGGTTGAAAACCTGACACTGATGCGTGATGGTTTGACTGCATTTGCTGACGTGCATCATGCAGAAATGGCAGCACCCATCCTGGCTAAAATGAAATTTGGCAATGAAGCCATGTATGGCAATGAGCATGGTGCAGAAAATGAAAAAAAATTCATGGACATGCTTAAAGTCATTGAAATGCGTAATGGCCTAAAAAGTGAAGCTGCTTTCAAGGAACAGGCCAATATTATTCAACAGGTGATTACAGCAACTGGTGGCCGTGTTCAGGGTGAAGAATGGCTAAATGCCATTAAAACAGGTGGTATTGCCGCTAAAGGACTTGATAACAAAGCCTTTTACTACAAGATGGAACCATTCGTACAGGAAATGGGTGGGCACCGCGTGGGGACAGCTGTAATGTCGGCATATCAAAACTTGTATCAGGGCCGTACCACCAATAGGGCAATGGATAACCTGGACAAATTTGGGCTAATTTCTGATAGCCGAAAAGTGCAGCGCGATAAAGCAGGCCAGCTTGCATTTTTAGATGTTGGCGCGATTAAAGGTGCAGATTTATTTAAACGTGACCAGTTCGCATGGATGGAACAAATTCTGGTGCCTGCGTTGAAAGCAAAGGGCATTACCAAGGAAGGGGATATCATTGATGCTATCGGCAGTATTTTTAGCAACCGGACTGCATCAAACCTGTTTGCCACCATGTATCAGCAACGCACTCAGGTACACAAAAATGCCAAGCTCAATGAGGGTGCGGATAATATCGACCAGATTTATGATAAGGCAAAAGACACCACTGCAGGTAAAGAGCTGGAAGCCAAGGCCAAACTGCATGATGCTTATCTGGACTTTGGCCAGACCATTTTACCCATCTATACCCAGGCACTTGAAACGGCCACTGGTGCATTAAAAACCTTTACTGAGTGGCTGCAGCAAAACCCGGCACTGGCAAAAATGCTGGGTGTAGGCCTGCTTGGTATTGCAGCAAGCCTGATCGTTATTGGTGGCGCTTTGGCCGTATTCTCCCCATTGATCCTAGGGATGTTCAGCCTTCGCTTGATTATGGCTTCACTGGGCACAGGTGGCACATTACTTACCCGTATTTTTAGTGTATTACCCACTGTATTTAATGCTGCCAAATCTGCCTTCTTTGGTCTAGGCCGTATATTTTTATGGGTAGGCAGACTATTTTTAATGAATCCTATTGGGTTGGCTATTACAGCGATTGCTGCAGGTGCATACCTGATCTACAAGAACTGGGAACCTATATATGGCTTTTTTAGCGATTTAGGCACATCGATTACAGAAAAATTCACCTCTGTAAAGCAATCTATCACTGACAAATTTGCGCCGATCGGCAGCTGGTTTGGTGCACGCATGACAGAAGCAAAAACGGCTTTTGGTGGTGGCATTGGGGGCATGAGTAAGCTCATCACCAATTGGTCGCCGCTAGGCCTGTTTTATTCTGTATTTGCCAAGGTATTAAGCTGGTTTGGAGTTGATCTGCCTGCCAAGTTTACTGATTTTGGCAGCCTGATCATTAATGGCTTAATCAACGGCCTAACGTCCGGTTTTGAAAAACTAAAAGGCGTTTGGGCAAATATTAAAAATGCCATGCCTTCCTTTAGTTTTGGTACATCAGCCCCTGCCTATGCTGGCCTGTCAAGCAATCCAGCACTAGCGTCAATTCCGGCAGTAACGCCACCGCTAGTCAACAAGATTAAACCGGTTCAGCTGCAGACACGTCCAGCTGCTGCACCGGTGCATGTCCAGGGCGATACAAACTCATTTGTATTCCATACACAACCAGGACAGTCACCCCAGCAGATTGCCCAGCAGGTAGAGCAAATTCTAACTCGCCGTGACCAGCAAAAGCAGGCACGTGCCCGTAACAGCTACAAAGACCATAATTAAGGGGATATTCAAATGATGATGATCTTGGGTATGTTTGTTTTTTCCCTGCCTACTGCCACCTACCAGCAGCTGCAGCGTACTAATAACTGGCGGCATGCCAGCAATTCGCGGGTAGGTGATGCACCAGCCTATCAGTTTGTAGGACGTGGGGAAGACACTATCACACTGGATGGCAGCATCATGCCAGGTTTTAAGGGTTCACCTACTTCATTAACTACATTACGCGACATGGCAGACACTGGCAGTGCATTTCCATTGATCTGCGGCAATGGCACGATTTATGGCTTATGGTTTATTGAAAGCCTGTCAGAAACAAAGAGTTATTTTTTTCAGGATGGCACCGCACAAAAAATAGAATTTAGCCTGGTACTGAAGAAAACCCAGACTTCAGCCACGCTGATCGGTAATGTGATTCGCTGGATCTCAGGAAAGTTATTCAAATGAGTTTAGTCAGTAATGCTATTTCCTATGTAAACCAGCAGCTGGGTGAATCCTACCCACAGGCAATTTACCGCCTGGTTGTTAATGATAAGGACATTGGCGCACTGGTGGCCACACGCTTAATGCGGATGACCATCACTGATAATCGTGGGATTGAAGCAGATAGTATCGACATTGAGCTGTCAGACCATGACGGAAAACTGGAAATTCCACCCAAGGGGGCAGAGATCCACGCCTGGATCGGGTGGAGTGATACTGGCCTTGTCTATAAAGGTAAATATCTGGTCAAGGAGCGTGAGCATAGCGGTGCACCGGATATCATCACCATTCGTGGCGCTTCAGCGGATTTAAAAAGTACGTTTAAGAAAAAAAAGGAACGTAGTTTTGATAAAAAAACCATTGGCGACATCATCACCGCCATTGCTGGCGAACAGGGCCTAACGCCTAAAGTTAATCCTGAACTGGCAAAAATCGTGCTGGCTCATATCGATCAGAATGAATCTGATGCCAATCTGATCACCCGGATCGCCGATGAACACGACGCAATCGCCACGGTCAAAAATGGCAATTTGCTATTTATGCCTAAAGGTACTGGCCAGACTGCCAGCGGTGTGTCATTTCCAGAATTTATTATTCGTCGTATCCAGGGCGACAGCCACCGTTTTTCAGATACTGATGGGGCAGATGATATTAGCGGTGTGACCTGTTATTACTATGATCCGGACAAGGCCGAAAAGCAGAAAGTCACCATTGGCCAGTCCAATGAAAACACCAAGGAACTTCGCAACATCCAGCGCGATAAAAATAGTGCACTGCATACTGCCCAGGCCGAATTTAACCGGTTAAAAAGCAAATCCTGCACTTTTAGTTATAACCTGGCCAAAGGTGAGCCAGAACTTATCCCGGAAATGCCAATATCATTTTTAGGCTTAAAACCGGAAATTGACGATATTATCTGGCTGGGTTCACGGGTAGTGCATACACTGGATGCCGATAATGGCTATAGCACGTCAGTTGAGCTGGAAGTGTATTTGCCAGATGCCGATGATTTAAGTGAACTGATTGATGATGAACGCGGCGACTATACAGGCATCGTGGCATATTATAAGGATGGTAAAAACACCGCAAAGGTCACCTCAGGCGATCAGACCACACCAAAACGCCTGACCTATCTGTATAAAACCCAGCAGACCGCAACCATTGCGGCCAATCGGGAATATCAGGAGCTACTTGCTTTAAAAAAATCTAAAAAATAGTTACTTAAAGCACAAATATTTAACCGAATTTGCTATGATGGACATAAAATAATCAATGGAAAGTTACAGAAAATTATGGCTCAACGTAGCAAATTTCAATGCCCACATTGTGCAGCATCAATGACTATACGAAGCAGCAGGGAAGCGCATCCACTTTTGCGCCAGCTTTGGTTTCAGTGCAGTAATTATCTATGCGGTTTTACTTGTGGCGGTAATTTGGAAATCACTCACCAGATTTCACCAAGCGCCTGTCCACGTCCTGGCATCCAGCTTAAAACCCATGATGAGATCACGGCCCAGCGTAAGGCCGCGAATGATGAGCATGCAGCTATATAATTACTGTTAGCCCTACTAAAGATGAGCAGGGCTTTGAATAAATTTTATAGAAAATATTAACTTGCTAACTTAGATATGGGATCTACAGTAATATTCTGAAATTCTTGATCTAATAGTTTCTTAAATTTCTCACTCATCGCTGGCCAGCTACGCAGTTCATAATATGCACTAAATTCTTTATAGATACGTTCTTTCATATGATGAAAAGCCTGATTATCTTCTAAAAGGGCTAAAGCACATATAAATATTGATGGAGTAGGCTTTGAAGATCTATATTGATTTAACAATGATTTATTAGATTCACTGAGAACTTGATACTTAGCCTTTTCAGCACAAATAAGATTTATAGATAGAACTACTTGATTTTCATGACTTAGTTCACGTATAAGGCTTTTATTATCTTCATAAAGCTTAATTACTTCATCGTATTTTTCAGCTTTAAGTAAGAAATAAGTGTATTTAATAAGATGATTCTGCTTGTTTGTTTGAATTTCAAAAAACTCAATAAAAAATTTAAGTGCGTCTAATGTTTTATTCTCTGCATCAGTAATATAGCAGTAACATATTAAATAATCTTCGTGATCAATAAGATTTTTAATACTTTCCAATTTAACTTTAATACGACTTAAATTATTAGATGAATTATCATAACAAATTCTATTAATAATACTTAAAATATAACTATAAGATTCAACATTTTCTAATAAATCATATAGTATTTCGATACCTTGACCTAAATCTCTTTTATTATCAATTAAAAAATCAACTTTGCCTATTATAAATATCATATTAGTATTTGCATGTGGATAATTGCCTGCGTGTAGAAAAAATTTCTCAATGTTGTTAGTTGTTTCTATATCATTAAAATCTTTATGTAATAATAAAGTATTGTAAAAAGCAACTTGCTTCTCTAAAAGATTTATTTGTAATTTATTATTAACGTAAGAGTTAGTAAATGTACATGCTTGTATATAATTATTAATATCAGATGGATCAAGAGTTATTAATGCAAAGAGTTTTTTTAATTCGAGGAATTGAAGATGTATAGGATTAATTGATTCTGCAGATTTTATTAAGTCCTTTAAAGGCTGATTTAATTTATCTTTCTCTGATGGTTTTAGACTAGTTTTAAGTTTTTTCTTATTAATTTGATCTAATATTTTTAACTTAAGAGTATAAGCACTATTATCTAAGCTAGAATTAATTTTTAAGCTATCATTTATAATATCTAAAGAATTTTCAAGAGTAATAGTTTCATGCCACTTATTTCTGGATTCATTATATTCTAAAAGTAAACGTACTAATTTATTTCGTATTGTATAAGAGTATTGGTTTTTATCACAAAAATCTTTAACAGTATAAATCTGCTCCTTTAATGCTTCTAAAAAATCCAACTTCCATGTTAATAACTTTTGATTGAAAGGGTCAGTTCTGATTAACTCATCAATAAAGTCTATAGCCTTTTTTGTTTCTCCAGCCATTTTATAACTTTTTAATTTTAATTTAAAATAATTTTCTTTAAGATCAGGATTTAATTTTTCCATAAGCTTTAGATCAATTTTTTTATCAACTTCATCAAATTTTCTTTCTTTTATCAAAGTTTCTATTTCAAGCATACTTTTAAATTCTATTTGATCTAATTGATTGAGATCTGTTTCCTTTATCTGTTGCAAAAATTTTGAAATATCTTGCCTTCTATTTAATGCCTTCATTTCATCAATATGCATTGAAATGGCTTCACTTGTATTTAGATTAAAATTATCTTCAATGAAACTTTTAATACATTTATCACGTTTAGAATGGAAATCTTTATCAGTTAAAGATAATTTGCAATTTAATTGTAGAAATATATCTGCTAGAAATTGATCATATCCTTCGATTTCAATACAATAAACTTTATCTCTCCATAGAATTTTTCTAATTTCATGCGGGATCTCATCATCTTTTCTAAAACACCAATATAAACCATTTTTCAAATATTCTTCTTGCTGGAGTAAATAATTTATTACGTCCATTACTGAACGATCTTGGCCTGAATAGCCAACAATAATTAAGCCACTTTCTTTAGAAAATTCAATAAATTTCTCTTTAGTATTAGTTTCTAAGCTTTCAGTTTCTCTTAATGTATTTTTAATATCGTCAAAAAGATAATCACCATGAAGTTTGATAATTTTAGGTCTATTTGATAATACAGATAAGCTTCCTATTGATGAGTCATGAGCACAAACATGTGGTCTAATATTGGAAAACTGGTAGAAAGCTTCATTAATCAAATCATCAAAATTAGTTGTAAAAATTGTATTAAAGTAACCTTCGTTTATTAATGAGATAAGATACAGGTAACCGATAGATGGTAATTTTTCATCTACTAATTTTTCAACAAACCTTCTACGTTGTGAAGGTAAATCAAATTTTCTTTCAAATAAGGATGAATATTCATTAAGTGGATTGTACCAAGAACCTTGTTCATGAATAAGATATTGAACAGCTTGCTTAAGAGCGTCCTCCTCACTAAGAGTTTTATTCGCATCTTCGATGCTTATAAGATATGGTTTTTCACTTGTTTGTTCATATATTTCTCTTCTCCACTCATTAACAAGTTGCCCTCCACTTTTAATGCCAGATGTCACAGAAGCACCTGAACCTAGAAAAATACTATAATTCGGATGTAATTCTCGCTTCTTATCTATATATCGAGCTAAATCTTTGACAGTACGCATCTTATTTTGAAGTTCTTTCTTTAATTCAGAAAATTTCAAGTTGTTCATCATTAAATCCTTTTAAATTAACCTTTTAAAAATTACTGACACTGCCGATTATAGGCATTACTATTATGGTTACGAATTAGTTTAATTGCTCCGCAGCAGTTACTTCCGCTTTGGACATTTCTTCCCATTACCACCAGGCAAGCAGTCACAGGCGCTACCATCCTTGTCCCGATCCAGTCGCTTATAACCCGGCTTTTTGGCATCAAAATAAGCCTGAGCCTGTGCATGCGTCTTAAAGTCTTTGCAAGTTGCTGCCATAGCAGCAGGATTAATGCCAATAATTAAACTTAATAAAAATGCTTTTTTCATCGTCATTCCTTGACTTTTGAATGTTTTATAAGTATGTCAATCCAAAAAAATACTAAATTATTTTTGAATAATGACATAGCGGCACGCTAAGACACAAGAAGCATATTCATTTTACATTTTTAATAATTTCTATAGATGCTTTGACCAGCTCAGTACTCGCTTGAATCTGGTCAGTGAGTAATTCATTAGAACTACTGCTGTCTTTATCGATTTCACGACCAAAATATTTAAGGGCCAGTTCTTTACGGATAGCAGCTGCTTCACTGGTAGGAATACTTTCTATATAGCTAGGATAAGCTTGTAACTCAACTTGTGTCTGATAGTTTTGGTCAGCCAGTTTCTGATAACGAGTAGACTGTTTCAAAAAATAAGTAATTAAAGTTATTCCAATAATTAGGGCAGAACCTTTAATTATCCAAAAATCAATTGTGCTAATCACATCATATTCAATAAAGTATTTTTTAAATAAAGTAGATAAAAGTGTAAAAGCCGCAAGAATAGCTACTCCATTATAAAAATATTTTCTATATATACTTTCTAGGTCAGTATATTTTTCAACAGCCTTATTATAAAAATCTTCTGTGCGCGCATTATCAGCAATAGCTCTCGATTTTCTAAATGACCTCAATTCTTCCAAAACTTCTGTAAAAGAAACATTAAATGGTTCCCTGACAAATTTTTCAAATGAATATGCAGATTCTCTATAAATTTGAAAAGCCCTTTCAATTGCGGCTAATTCTGCAATAATGTTTCCAAATAAGGCATTTTCCAAAAGAAGTTTATTTTCATATTTTTCAATTTCTAGATTCATACTATGAATGCTTGATTCAAGCAGATTTAATAGTGTTACTTCACGAGGATGTTTAAGTTCAGTATTCATAGCATGCTTAATACTATCAATACTCTTTATGAGAGTTGAATTTTTACTTACTTTACTTAATTTGTTTTCCAACCTGTTTATATTGGCTAGGATCTTATCTTTTTCTTTATTAAATTGATTAAGTTCAGCCTCAACCTTTAATCGTTGCACTTCTTCCTCATGCTTTCGGCTATACTCCAATTCACTTAAAAACCCTGGATCTGTCATCATTATTTTTTCTCCACAGGCTCAAACCCAACCCATAAACCCGTGTAGGGACTGGCTAATGAGTAATATTTAGTATTCCCAAAGACCTGACTATGCGTATTATTTTCCGCTGTAGGATCTTTCATGGCCTTTTGGATAAGTCCCATTAAGGTAGTCGCTGTTTTTTCATGTTCAACTTCTGGATTTAATACACGGGCCGCAAAGGAACTAAGCAATAATAAATTTAGTCCAACTTTTTCACCCTCATCAGTTCTACCCATCATAAAAATAAGGCTTTTCAAATTATTCTGTTTATCGACTACACCCATCATGCCTAAGGCATCACCAAACATCACATTAAAAGTACCTGCTTTTTCACCTTGCTTAATATCAAATTCGGCTACAGGTCTTAATTCTGATAGATCAGCTTTTTTTAGTTCAGCATTAAATTTTTGCCGAAATTCTTCAGCGGTTATACCAAGGTTTTGCTGGACTGTTTCAGCAGATTGAGAACTGGCAGGTTCAGTAGGATTGTTATTATTTTGGACTGTCAGATTAGTAGGTTCTTCTTTCTTTGCGGCAGCTGGGCTAGGATCGTTAATGGCAGTTGTTACTTTCACCTTATCATCACTTGCTACTACACCAATCAAAGCAACCAGCAATAAACAAAGGGCTATCCCACTACCTAGAATCTGTTTTCGGCTCATAACCTGTTCAGGCTTTTTCTTGTTTACAAGCGTTTTTGGATTAATTAGACCAGCTATTGTAGCCACCACTACGGCTATAAGGAATAAAAATAAAATTGCCCCAATAAACGCCATACTTACCCCAAAATTATTAGTTTTATCAAAATATTCTGTCCAAATCTTGACATAACAGCACACTATGGAACAAGCTATTTTTAAAGATCATTAGGATACAAGCAAGTGACTGCAAAAAAATCAGCTACCAATAATGAAAACATGAGTGATGATGCTGTTAATGAAAAGAAAAAATGCTTTATTGTCACCCCAATTGGTGGAGACAACACGCCAACCCGTAGGGCGGCCGATGGACTAATTAGAGCAGTAATGCGCCCTGTTCTTAAGGAAATGGGTTTTGATGTTGTTGCAGCTCACGAAATCTCAGTGGCTGGCTCAATTCCTCGCCAGGTTATCGAACGTGTCCTATTTGATGATTTGGTAATTGCTAATTTAAGTGAGCTTAATCCCAATGTCATGTATGAGCTGGCAGTACGGCATTGCACCAATAAGCCAGTTGTAGTTTTAGCGGAGCATGGTACTAAACTACCATTTGATATTGCTGCTGAACGTACCATTTTTTATTTTAATGATATGCATGGAGCTGAAGAATTAAAACCAGCATTAGAAGCTGCGGTTGTTGATGCTATGAGCCAAACTGAAGCTGATAATCCAGTTCATAGGGTTTCAAGTACTAAAATTATTAGAGATCAAATTCAGGAGAATGATCCACAACGATATCTATTAGATCGGTTAGACAATATTGAAAATTTATTATCTAAGGTTACTTTAAATCAATCTAATCAAAACTTAGCCAAATCAAGTTATGATATTGAAGTCAAAAAGAATATTTTAAGATTAATATTACAAAGATATTTAACTGATATAGAATATGAAAGTTTTAAAACTCAAATAAATTCAATATATCCTAAATTGAAATTTGAAAGACTTTCAGTAGAAAATTCTAATAAAAATAACTCTCTTTTCACTGATAAGGAGGTAAACAGTATCTATATTATTTCGGATAAACCTTTTACTTTTATGCTTGATAGACTTTTAGAGTTAGTGAGAACAGTTGTACCAGATGTTAGTATTATGGAGATGATAGTACTTAAATAACCCTTGACATAACAGCACGCTATGACACAAGATATATTTACACCGCAAAATCGGTGTCGAGCCTAGGAAACTCGCATATACTTCACGAGCGCAAAAACACAGTCGCTTCAGCGGCTATTTTTTTGCCAACTGTTTGGTCATACTTTTATGGTGGATCAGATGGGGCAGCCTTCGGGCTGGCCGCGACTCGTGAAGCGGTTTTCCTAGCCTTGTCTGATCTGCCACCCTAACCCTAGGAAAGTTAGGTGGTGGATAACTTAAAACTTATTCACGAGAAAAGACTATGAAGTTACGTCAGGCACCTGCACGTCCAAGCACTCAATTCGACCTTATCTGCTATAACCGCTTAACCGCATCCAACTTTGCTATACCTCAAAGCACGCTTGCCAAACTGATTGCAAAAATCAAGGCAGGTGCCAAATGAACGATTCCATCATTCCTTACGTTCCCATTGGCGATCGTGTCATGGCCACCTGCAAGAAAAGCCGCAAAGTGCTTAAACAACTGTTTGCTGCGGTAGATTATCTGGTGCAGCAGGGGCATAACATCAACCATACTACCCAGCATGGTTTTCTGGTGATTTCCTATGAGCAAATCAGAGCCTTATTACAGCAGGAAGAACAGCCAGCCCTGCCACCACTCGAAGACATTACTGCGTCACTGGCTGACGCAAAATATCCAATTTTTCATGGAACGGGCGTTGTAAAAAGTTCCATTTGGTATGATGAGGCGGTGGCAGGCTGGCGTTTTCAGTTAAACAGGATTGCCAGCACCCAAACAATATCAACGGACAACAGGAGAACTATGCAAGTCAATCCAAATCAACAGCCCGACACAGGTTTATTGCTGGACATGGCACTGGGTAACATCCGCATCTGGCGCAGCTCACTGGAGAGTGCAGTCAACAATCCGCAGGTCACCTATAATTTAAATGACCTGGTGTATAAGCTGCTGGACATTGAGCAAAAGCTAGAGAAAGTGCAGCATAAGCTGGATAGTTAGTTTAGGCAGTGGTATCACCGGCAGCTGGTTTTCAGTTGCCGGTTTTTTTATGCAGACGATTTTTCATCGTCATCAGTTTTTATTTTAATGCTTGGCAAATCAAAATCATAATCAAGCGGTTCCATATACTGACTTTGTACCATTGCATTTTTTTCACCATCTTTTGCATAGGCCTTGGCCAAACCCAGTAATGCTTCCTGTCCTTCAGGACTAATCTGCCGATAGGCTTTTAATAACAGGCTTTCTTCACTGGTCAGCCCTGCAAAATCCGGGTCAATGCCCAGCAGCACATAACGAATATCAATGCCTTTTTCATGCAGCCTGGCTAAATACACCCACTGATCCGGCACCTTGCCCCGAACATAATTGCCCAGCGTGTTTTCATGCGCGCCAATATCACGCGACAAACTTTTAGCCTTAAAGCCATTACGTGCGACTTCATCATTAAAGCGATGCGCTATGTTTTCGGCGCTATGTATATTCGAATCTGAAGAATCAGACATAAATTTCACCTATTTCTATTGAAAGGGTAAATATTTGTGCTATATTGGGCTATAGCATATCACTATGGCCGAGTTTACCTTATGAGCACATCAAATTCACCTAAATCGACACGCGCCCGCAAAATCTCAGGTGGTCGTGAGCGTTGCGCCCTGTATCTTCCAGCGGAAGAACTCAAATTTCTGGATGAAATTGCAGAGCAGACTGATTCCAGCCGTTCTAGCGTTATTGCCAAGTTTTACTATGCCGGCAAGCTCGCCAGCCAAAATGCCAACCAAAGTCAGAACTAGGAGCGGGTCATGTCATTGCGTATCAGAAAACAAAAGCGTGACAACCGCTTCAATATCAATCTGACCGATGATGAAACAAAGATATTTGAAGCCGCTGCCAACATTACTGGCATTCAAGCCGGTGTCATCATGCGCCAAATGCTGATGAAGCAGGCACTGGCTATCCTGCTGGCTGATGACATCGAGCCGGACTTTAGCCTTGATAAATTTTTAAACAAAGGCGCGACTGCTCACCTTTCGCGGAGCGGCGAAGTATGCCAGCAAAACCAATAGACCTAAGCGATCAGGAATTAGAGGTTGTACAGGAAGTACAACTGTTTTTGGGGCTTGCCAGCGTGGAAGAAACGATTGAATTTTTGCTCAAGCAGCGACTGCAGGAAAAACTGCTGCAGCTGGCAGGACGTGAAATTCAAACTAACCTCCGGCATTCGTTGTAACTTTTAACTAGAAGTATTCTATGTACCCAGAAACATTAAATGATGCACTCGTGCGACTGGATCGTGACTTCCAGTTTAAAAGGAAAAGTGCCACTCATTTGCGTGGTGGTATTTGCCCCAGCTGCCATAAAAAAGAACTATGGACCCATGCACAAGCCCCTTGGGTATTGTTCTGCCCTAGAACCAACCATTGTGGCGAACAGTTTTATCTACGTGATTTGTACCCCGATCTATTTGAGAACTGGGAAAAACGCTTTAAGCCAACTCAGGAAAACCCGACCGCAACGGTTGATGCTTACCTGTGCGAAGGCAGGGGATTTCCACTGGATAAGCTAAAAGGCTTATATACCCAGGAATATTATAAAAACTCTGAATTAAACGTCGGTTCAGTCACTGTTCGTTTTCCCATTACAGATGAAGCTGGCAATGAAGGCTGGTGGCAGCGCATTCTGGATGATAAAGGTGTACTGCAGAAAACCACATTCAAGTGGCAATGGTCATCCAGTGGCCATGCCTGGCTAACACCCAACACTAATTATTTAGATAGCAAGGAAATCTGGATCACTGAAGGGATTTTTGACACCATCGCCCTGTGGTTATCTGGCATTACCAGTTTTTCAGCCTTATCCAGTAATAATTATCCCTCTATTTTCTTAGAACAGATTGCCACCAAGTGCCGGGAAGCCAATAAGACCCTACCAACACTGGTATGGGCATTTGATGCCGATCCATCTGGCAAAGCCGGTATTGAAAAAAATATCAGGAAAGCCACTGAAGCCGGTTTCACCTGTTTTGCAGCCCAGCCACCATCTGGCCGTACTAAAGTTGATTGGAATGACTTATATAAAGCCGAAAAATTAGGCTTCCATGATCTTGAAAACTACCGTTATTACGGCAATTTACTGACTGCCCAAAAGCCGGTTGAAAAAGCCCTGCTAATTTACAACCGGCATGGGAATAACAGCTTTCCATTTGATTTTATGAATCAGCTTTACTGGTTTAAGCTGGACATGGACAAGTACAACGATGCTTTAAAACTGGCAGATCTGGACAATGAAGACTGGCTGGAAGCCGAGAAGGAAAAAGCAGAGCTGGAAGCCCGTGACAATGCGCTAAAAAATAGCAATACCGTTACCAAGATTGTTAACTGCAAGCCTACCGCTTTGTACTACCAGTACAGCGATGAAACCGATGAAGCCTGGTATTTCTTCAATATTGATTTTCCGCGTAATGCACCGGCTGTACAAAATACCTTTACCGGTTCGCAACTGGCGGCCGCATCAGAGTTTAAAAAACGCCTGTTGGCCATCGCTCCGGGCGTGGTATACACCGGATCAGGTGGCCAGCTGGATAAATTGCTGGAACACTGGATTACCGATATTAAACGGGTTCAGCTTATCAATTACGTGGGCTATCACAATGAGCTAAAAACCTATGTATTGGGTGATATCGCGTATCAGAATGGCAAACAGTTCAAAATCAATAATGAGCAATATTTTGAATTGCCACGCAAGATCAATTTAAAAAGCCGTGCACCATTCCAGTTAAGTATTAACACCCAGCTCGCAGATTATAAAAAAGCCTGGGTAAATGACTTTATTGGTGCATTCCAGGTGAAAGGCCTACTGGCATTGACTGCATTTTTTGGCAGCCTGTATGCCCAGCAGATCCGTCACATGCACAAGTCTTTTCCATTCGTTGAAATTGTTGGTGAACCTGGTACGGGTAAAACCACCCTGATCCAGTTCTTATGGAAACTGTTTGGCCGGGCCAACTATGAAGGCTTAGATCCTAACAAAACCAGTAAGGCCGGTTTAACACGTACCTTTCGGCAAGTATCCAATTTGCCAGTGTTACTGATTGAATCAGATCGCCAGGGCGAGAACGCATCACGCCAGTTCAACTGGGACACTATTAAAACTTTGTATGACGGTGGTTCGCTTGGTGCACAGGGCATAAAAAATGGCGGCAATGAAACGTATGAGCCACCGTTTATGGGCACTGTCATTATCAGCCAGAACGCGGAAGTGATGGCATCTGAAGCGGTGATGGGCCGTATCGTTCATGTTGGTTTTAAGAAGGATCAACTGACCAAAGAAACCCTGGTTGCTTCACGCCGTTTATCAAAGTATGAGCTGGAAGATGTGAGCCAGTTTATTCTGGAATGTCTGCAAAAAGAAAAAGAAGTTCTGCACACCTATAGCCTGCAGCTAAATCATTATGACAACCAGCTGCACCAGGAAAGCTTAAATATTCAGTCCAGCCGGGTAGTGCATAACCATGCCCAGCTGATGGCCCTGTTTGATGCCATGTGCCAGCACCTTATCACTGTGCCTGCAGAGATCCAGGATCAGGTTAGGGGCGAACTGGTGAATATGGCCATTAGCCGTGACAAAGTGCTCAAATCCGATTCTGTCATTGTTCAAAACTTCTGGGACACCTTTGAGCAAATCGAAGGTCATAAGTCACTGACTGAAGAATCAGTGGTGAATCACCACTCCAAATCCACACTGATCGCCATCAACTTTCCCCAGTTGTACAAGGTCGCTTCAGATCTGCACTACCAGCTGCCGCCAATGCAGGAATTACAGGATGCCCTGCGGCACAGCCAGCATTACCGCTTTATTGAAACTAACCGGATGGTGTCAAGTCGCATCACCCGCAAATCAACCCGCTGCTGGATCTTTGAAAAGCCGGTGGCCAACAGGGATTAATTCCCATTTTTAGGAGAGAGCTATGGAAGCTATAGCAATGTATCTGGAAATTTCCAGAATGATAAATCGTTCATTACTTAAAATCATTGAGAATGAAGACGTTGATCTTTCTTCAATCAAGATGCAATTCCAAGTCAAACGTGCTGACAGTGACCAAGTTGAAATTAAGTCACCAAATATAACTTTGGCTGACTTCATCAAGGTATGGGAAAAGACTGGTGAAAAAGTAGAAGAATTTATTCAGGACAATAAGAAATGAATGTACATGCTATTGATCCTGATTTTGACAGTCCCTTTTTCACCCAGCTGAAGTCTGAAAAGGCTTTATTCACTATTCCAGAGTTGCAAGGCAATCAGCTGTTTTATTGCACCCAATGCGGTAATTGCACTCAAGCCCATTTCTATAAGCACGTGTATTCACAGAGCATCAATATGGAAACAGGCGAGGGTACAGAACTGTTTGAACATTTTTATGTGTCCCAGTGCTGCCTTGCAGATCTGGCCGTAATGGATAACGACACATTTAAAGATATTGAAATTGATCCGATTCACTACTTACCAGTGAAAGACCGTTAAACCAAGCACACAGACAGAAGCGGCCACTTCTGCCTGTGTCACATTCACGTTGGAGACGCAAAATGCAAAACGATTCTACTGTAGTTAATCTAGAACACCAAAGCCAACTGCCTACACTCGTTAGGAAATTTAAAGTCAGCTGTAACAATATGGGTGATTTCTTTTTGGAATTTACCATACTGGTTAAGTGTGATGATGCTGAATTGCATGAGCTTAATAATTTCTGGTCAGGTCATGACGACCGACTTAGAGCCAGTCAGGGTGATATTGTTAAAGCCGTTCTAAAACTAATAGGGCCTTTAGTTTTAGCTGTTTGCAGGGATGGCAATGATTATATTGGTACTCCCAGTACTGCTCATAGATATGGGATTAATTCTGTATTTAATCAAGAAGGTTTTGATCCAGCTGCTTTTGAGATAGTTGATATTGACTATTCAGATTGCATTGAAGATGACGATTTCGTTGTCATACCAATAATGGAAGCTGAATCATGATTGGAGCTAGCCCGGTTGAGATTCAAGCTTATGCAGTAGCCATGTTGCATGAAATGGAAATATCTGAGCAACAACGGCTTAAGCAGAAAATTATCCCAACTTGGATAAATGTCAAAAGACTGTATGCCCGTATTGAACAGGGTTTGCAATGCAGTAGGGACGAAGTAGCAAAGCTGCTTTTACCGTATTGGAATCAGGGCTGTATTGAGCGTCGGCCAACCAACCGCTATATCCGGTTAATCCGGCATCCTCATTAAAATCACCCAAACACACCTTGCATGCGCCTCTATGATGAGGCGTGTTTTTTTAAAATTAAGCAAATTAAACACATTCAGGAATATTATGTCAGCAGGTTTAGAAGTTCGTGGCAATAGCATCCGGATCTGGATGAAGCCCGAAGGTTCCGAGCAAATTAAAGAAACTTTAAGTTGGTCAGCTACACCGGAAAATATTGATAAAGCCCGGAAATTATCAGAACTCATTAAACTGGAAATTGAGCTTGGCCAATTCAACTTGGCCAAGCATTTTCCTAATTCAAAACATATTGAAAAGAACCAGATCAGCTATTTTGCAACAATATGGAAAGATGTCATCATCAAAGAAGTTTCACCCAGTACCTTTGATGCCTATAAAAGCCAAGTGCACACGCATGTATTACCACGGTGGGGTAAAGTTCATCCTAAAGATATAGATACCAACAGCATCAAAAAATGGATTTTTGAACTTAAACAGTCGCTTAATGCCAAAACAGTGCGAGAAGTGGTTACACGCCTGGCATCAATTCATACTATCTGGCGCAACGAACAAAAGATTGCTTATAACCCTTTTGAAACGATCACTATCCAGCAGCTGGACACGCCAGAGCCAGATCCATTTACCAAGGCAGAAATTAATACAATCCTGGATACACAGACGGATCTGGATATTGAAAACTTGTTGCCTTGCTTATTCTGGACAGGCCTATCAATCTCTGAGCAAATTCCCGTTGCTTGGGAAGATATAGACCTGGATAAAGGCACCATCCAGATCAGCCGATCATATGTGAAAGGAATTTTCCGCGTCACCAAAAATCGTCGACGTAACCGTGAAATTAAGCTGCTGCAGCCAGCACTGGACGCATTGAGAAGGCAGTATAAGATCACCAGTAACCGTAGGAGCCAGACGATCCGCGTGCTACAGCGCGATAACCAAACCTATAAAGTTGAAAAGGTACGGTTTGTATGGATTAACCAGGAACAATCCACCAATTTTGAATACCACGAATTACGCTATCGCTGGAATAAGCACTTGCGTAAGGCAAAAGTGAGAATGCGTGGAATTAACCAGGGCAGACACACCTTTGCCAGCCAGCTGCTCACCAGCGGCCGTGTACCGCCAGAATGGATTGCTGACCAGCTGGGTCATACAGACACTACAATGATTTATAAACACTATGGCAAGTTAATTGCTGAAGATGCACCAGACTATTTAAGCAAAATTAACAATTACATTAATACCTAG